CCCCGGACTGGAAGAACTGGTACCCGCTGGAGATCATCTCCGGGAGCCACACGCAGGACCGCACCAGCACAGCCCGCTGGGCGCTGGGCGCCACCATCGCCAAGACGGTCACCGTCGGATACGAAGGAATCCACCCGTACGGCTGCCGTCTGCGCCTGCGGATGGCCGTGAGCTTCCTCGGATCCTCCCCCGAGTACATCCCGGCAGGCCTGTACTCCGTCACCGCGATCACGGAGAGCGTCAACAACCTGACGATCGACGGAATCTCCTTCGAGCAGGACGTCATCGACGCACAGTTCCCTGTGGCAAGGAACCTGCCGGACAACCGGTACTCGACGTACCGCAGGCAGGCGGAGAAGCTGATCACAGAGGCTGTCCCGGACGCCCGGTTCACCTGGGACTCCCGGCTGGCCTCCACCGCCGCGATGGTGGCCATGACCGTGGACACGGACCGCTGGTCGGTCGTGCACGGCACGGCGAGCGACGCCTCCATTGCCACCGCGCTGGGCGCTGACGCCCTCTGTGACGCCTCCGGAGCCTTCGCCTTTGTCCGGCGACCTTCTCTGGCAGACGACCCCGTGTGGACCGTCCTGGAGGGCACAAGGACCAAGATCGCATCAGCGTTCGCCTACGACCGGGCCAACGTCTACAACCTGGTATCCATCACCGGCGCAGCAGCAGACGGATCCGCCCCGATCGGCCCGATCTTCGTATGGGACGACGACCCGGCCTCCAAGACCTACGCAGGCCCCGACCCCGTCAACCACCCGGAACTGGCCGGGCACTTCGGAGTGAAGCCCTACCGGTACGACTCCCCGCTGATCGTCAACGACCAGCAGGCGTGGCGGGTCGGCAAGGCCATCCTCGATGACCTCGTGGGCGAGTCCAAGACCCTCAGCCTCACCGGCCGCTACCACCCCGCCCAGGAAGCCGGAGACGTCATCGTGGTCAGCCGCCTCGACGGCCGCCAGGAACGCCACCTCGTGGACGCCATCAGCTACACGTGGGGCTCCGGAGCCGTCTCCTACACGACCCGCAGCACGAAGCAGGAGATCACCGTCCATGTCTGATGCCGCGAACCTCCTCGCCAAGCTCACCGCCAACGACAGCGGCGTCCGCACACTCCGCGCCACGGTCTCGGCCTACCGCGAGGACGGCATGGTCAACCTGCGCTACGGAACCGCGCAGATCTTCGGCGTCCCCTGCCTGGCGTCCTACACCAACCGCAGGATCGGCGACGTGGTGCAGGTACTGGACCTCGGCCGCAACGCCTGGCTGGTCGTCGGCCGCATCGGCGGTACCGACTCCAGTTGGCTCGCCCCCGCGACCCAGAACAACGGCTGGGCCGTCTACGACATGAAGACCATGCGCGCCCGGGGCTCCTCCGACCCTGGCTACGAGGGCTACGTGGGCGTCACGGACGCCCCCGGCGACAGTCCCGGCATGCTGGCCTGGTCGTACTACAACGGCACCACGAACGCCCTTCCCGCGAACGGCACGACCAAGACGTCCATGACCGTCACCGTCGCCCGCAACAGCGTCCTGCACGGTCAGCGGGAAGCCGTCGAATTACAACTGTGCCCGCACAACTTCAACGCGCTCCCGACCGTACTCACGCTGGGAACGAATTCCTTCAGCCCCGTGTTCTTCCGACTGGAAGTGGGCGAGGTTCGCACTATCCCCATCCCGGCAGACTGGTGGACGGCTATTACGGCGGTCACACCCACCATCAAGGGCTTCGCGATACAGCCCACAACCCTGACCACGGCGAACGCCAGCTACGTGATTTTCAGCAAGGTCTCGGGCGGTTTCCGGGCGATTTAGTCGGTATAGTTGATCGACAGTAAAGGAGGGGAAATCCGTGGGAGCAACGTACAGCGCATTCTCGGGACTACCGATACCGGACAGTGCCGGGACCAACGACGTGCCCTACTGGTTATCCCAGTTAGTGGCCGCCATGGACGGACGATTAGTCCTCGCGGCCACCTCGACAGCCGACCGGGACAGCAAGTTCTTCAACGCCCCGTCAGGCGTCATCTGCGTGGTCCGCAACAGCGGCACAACCGTGGTGACCGGTGTATACGTGAAGACCTCCGACGTCGGAACGTCCGTCTGGTCGGCCGTCTGGACCGCCCCCGTCGCCCCGGTCCCCGTCGCCATCAACCTGTCCGACGGCTTCCAGGCCGCCAACGGCAAGAACCCCATCGCCGTCTACAACTCGGGGGCGAATACGTGGGCACTCTGGGGAAACATCGGCACCATAAACAGCTCGAACATTCCGAGCAATACCACGCTCGGAACCCTCCCGGCAGCAGTCGCCGTCAGTAGCGTCCAGCCCTTCTACGAGGGTGCCTCCACCATCTCGGTATCCGGTACGAGTTCACCTCCCGGAACCGCCAAGATCTCCGTCACGGCCAGCGGAAACATCGTCGTGTTCATGGGAAGTGGCGTACAGACGTCCTGGGTCGGCCTCGACGGTCTCGTGCTGCCGGGCGCATAGGGAGATCTGACCGATGACGCGTTTCATATACGGCGGAGGCGGCGACGGGGACATTATCCAGATGTCCGGCGCCCCCTACGCCAACTCCACCGCCTCCGTGTACGACGCCCGAACCGGCGGCACACGGATAACGGACCTCCAGAACATCTCCGGGGCAGCCGTCACCTCCGTCGTCACCGACGGCTACGGCCAGGCCGTCTTCTACGGCCCCGACAACTACATCGGGGTCGTGTGGCTGGACTTCGGCGGAGGCGCGGTCCGCTGGGCTCTGTCGCCCAAGGCGGTCGACCTCACAGCCGCGCGCGTCATCACGACGCAGCGGGCCGCCGACGCTGCCGGGGCCTCCACGACCACCAAGGCAGCCTTGCCCTACAGCGCGGCCGATCCCCTGGAGCAGGCCCTGGCGAACAAGCTGGACCCGCTGGTTCTGCCCCGGTTCTCCTCCCAGTCGGCCCGGGACGCCGCGTTCCCCTCCCCGCAGGAAGGCGACCGCTGCTACCGGCTGGACATCCGCGCGGAGCAGGTCTACAACACGGCGCTGGCAGGTTGGTTCAACGCCAGCTACGCCACCAACCGGGGTACCTCCGGCCCGGCGGTCGGCATGTCCTGGACGGTGTCCGAGGTCGAACTGATCAATGTGCCGATCCCGGCCAACATGCCCGCAGGGACGACGTTCCGGCTCACGGCCTACGGCACCACGTCCGTGCTGCTCAACTCGACACCCGACCTGGCCTTCCGGTTCCGCCTGGGCGGTGTGACCGGAACGATCATGGGTTCCAACTGGTACACGGCGGCCACGAACGCGGCCTCGGCCACACGGACCTGGCAGCTCACGGCCTGTGTGACGATCACGTCCACCGGGTCCAGCGGTACCTGGTTCGGCAACCTGACCTCGCACTCCCTGATGACCAGTTCGACGGCTCTGACGACCTCCGGCGCGTCCGTCCGCTGCGACGGCTCCGCCGAGATCACCCGGGACACCACGACGGCTACCTCCGCCTCGCTGACGGTCCAGTGGAGCGCCTCCAGCCCGCTCAACGCGGTCTCGGTGTACGGCTGGTTCTGGGAAAGGGTCAACTGATGGCGCGATACCTGTACGGAGCAGGCGGAGACGGAGAGGTCGTCCGGCCCACGGGTCTCCCCTACGCCAACGCGGCGGCGGGCGTCTACAACTCGCGCACCGGCGGTTCCCCGATCACGGATCTCCAGACCCTGGCCGGAGCCGCGATCAGCTCTGTGACCTCCGATGCCTACGGGCAGGTGGCGTTCTTCGGGCCCGACAACTACATCGGCACCCTGTGGCTGGATTTCGGCGGCGGCATCCGGTGGGCGTTACCCCCCAAGGCGGTTGACCTGGCGGCTACGCGGGCCATCGCGGTGCAGCGCACGGCGGATGCCGCAGCCCCGAGCTTCACGACCAAGGCCGCCCTGCCGTACAACACGGCGGACCCGCTGGAGCAGGCCCTCGCCGCCAAGCTGGACCCTCTGATCATCGCCCGGTTCGCGTCACAGGCAGCCAGGGACGCAGGGTTCCCCTCCCCGGTGAACGGGGACCGCTGCTACCGCACGGACCTGAAAGCCGATCAGATCCACGACGGCACCGCCTGGCAGACCATAGGCTATTCCGCCTGGACGCAGAGCACCGCGATCACGTGGACGGCCCCCACCACGAACCCGTCCCTGGGCACAGGGACGGCGAACGTGCGGTTCGCCATCTCCGGCAAGACGGTCAACTTCTCTCTGTGGATGGCTTTCACCGCGTCCACGACGTTCGGATCCGGTACCTACACCATCGGCGTTCCGTGGGTTTTCTCCACCTCCGGATCCAGCCAGCAGATCACCGGAATTGTTTCCGTGACCGGCGGACGATATCCGCTGGTCGCGCAGCCCGCAGGCGACGGCACCGGAAACATGTCTCTCTATGCACCGACCAGCGCCACCAACACGGCCATTGCCGTAATAGGCAGCTCGGCTATTCCGGGCGGCGGCACATGGGGGTCGGGTTCCGTTATCCGGCTCACCGGCAGCGCAGAAATCCTGTGACATCTAAGGAGCAGCATGAGTTTGGTACGTAACTACGCCGGAGGCTCGGGAAGCTACAACCCGGCCTCCTCGGAAGTGCGGTTGAGCTACGCCGTGGCAGGTACCGACGGGTCCGCCGTCACCGGCCAGCTCTCCACGAACTACCTGCTGACCCCGGCCCAGACGGATGAGCTGTGCGACGCGCTGCAAAAGGCGTGCGGGGGACTTTCGTGGGTGACCGAAGCCAACGTCGTCGTCGTGGAAAACGGGACGCGGTCCTGGACGGTCGTGGAAGAGCAGGCCCCGGAGGGCTAAAGCTATTCTTCCGAAATGGCCCACTTTGTTATGATCTGGTAAGGCCGGTTTCAGTTCCCGAGAGGCACATCAAGTGAGTGGTATGGATAGCCTCGTTACCGCCGGGGCGGCAATTGTCGGGAGCTTATGCGTGTTAGGTGGATCCCGGTTCGCATCCCGTAACACGAAGACGACGGAAGACCGGAAGCTCAACAGCAGCGAATTCGAGATCTTCAAAAAGGCGTACCAAGAGCGGATGGAAGAGTTCGAGGAGCGCCAAGAAGCCCAGGAAGCGAAGACGATCAAGGTGGAACGGTTACTTCGGCTGGCCCTCCGGCACATTCTGGACCTCCGCTCCGACATGCGGCGCAACGCGGTGAACCCCTCACACGGGACCCCTCCGGAACTGGAGGCCCTGCTGTGGACCCTCACCGACGACGAGCCGGTGAACGTCCCCGCAGCACCGGGCGACTGATGCGAGTCAACCGTGCACAGCTCCGGCAGGCCCTCATCGCTGCCGGAGCACGCAGCGGCACCTGGCAGCACCCCGACACCGCCGAGACCCTCGCCGCCGTCGCCCTCGCCGCCTCCGGCACCCAGGGAGAGGCCCAGCCCGACCTGATCACCGTCCAGGACGACCGGGAACGCGTCGGCTGCTTCCAGATCCCCGTACGGCCCGAAGCCACCGGCCACGGCACCCCGCGCGACCGCGAATACCTCCTGGAGAGCTTCACCAACCAGTGCCTGGCCGCCGTCGCCCTGACGTACATGAACGGGCTCAAGATGTGGCCCCAGTACGCCACCGATGCCTACCAGGTGTACGCCCCCGAGGCATTCCCGCCGCCGATCAAGCGCCCCGAGGGCGAGATTCCGTACCAGGCGGCCACCGTCTTTCCCGGGCTCCCGCTACGGCTCCTCATGCGGGCCTGCGGATGGATCGCGCCTTCCAACAAGGACGCCGACCGCATCGCCCGCCTTCACGGCCACCCCTCAGCCGCAGACGTCCCCCCGGGGTTCATCGTGCGGATCCCTGTTCAGCGGGGCTGGTAAGCGGCCCCGTGTCGCAAGCAGAGTGAGAGGCACCCTGTGGAGAAGTACCTGAACCGTGAGTTCCTGAAGGACTTAGCGGAGCGCACCAGCGCTACCTACGTCCAGGTGTTCGTCGGCCTGGAGCTGGCCGACGTCACCAACCTGCATGATGTCGCCGCCACCAAGGCGGCCCTGCTGTCGGCCCTGCCCGCCGCGTTCGCGGTGGCCAAGGCCGCGTTCAAGGCCCGTCGCGCCGCGAAGGTTCCCGCAGGCGCCTGACCTGTGCGAAGAGGCGGCAGTTCCCTCTGGGCTGCCGCCCCTTCGAGCGCTAAGATCAACCCTATGCAGCGTTTCTAGCAGAGGCGGTACACGTGGCCGGTATGCAACACACAGCCCAGGACCGTTGCGACCGCTGTCGCGCGCAGGGCTACACGACCTGGGGCATTCGGCACCTTTCCCTCACGTTCTGCGGGCATCACACCAACGCGTATGCGGACAAACTCATTGATCAGGGCTTCACGCTCCGCGTCGATGACACCATCGCACTTAACGCAAGGTGATAGGACTCCCGACCGCCCTCCTGCTACAGTAGATACAGCGAAAGGTCAGGTGATCGCCCTCATGACGGACGCAACCGAGAAGATGCAGCCCGACACGATGGAAACATCCCTGACCTAGGAGCGTGATCCACATCTCCTTGGCGGCCGGTCTGAGAAGTCCGGCCACCTCGGAGGGGGATCAAGCCCCACGAACGTCCGCCGACGTCCTCCCGCACAGGGCTAAGGCGGTGTCGGGTGAGGGATGACTGCGGTCTACCCCGAGGACCCCGGCAAACCCCGGCAGGTCGAGCCCCGGCTCCCTGCCGGGGTTCCTCATTTTCCAGCACACCGCAAGGAGAGCCGTATGTCCCTGTCGCCCCGGACCTACATCCTCGGAGCCTGCCTCCTGATCGTCGGCATCGCCTGGGTCATCGCCCTCACCGGCAAGGGAGACAACCGGTGACCACGGCCATAGCCCCCGTCAAGCCTCCGCTGCGGCCCTACCAGGCTGCCGGGGTCCGGTTCCTCCAGGAGCACCCCCGCGCCTATCTCGCGGACGATCCCGGCCTCGGCAAGAGCCGCCAACTTTTGGAAGCCTCCGTGGGCAGGACGCTCATCCTCGCCCCGGCGATGATCCTGGACTCCGGAACCTGGCGCAACGAGGTCAACCGCTGGGCCGATGACCCCGACCGGTTCACCTACGTCCCCTACACCTCGCTCTGCCGCCGCGAAACCATCCTCGGCCACTTCCTCTACGAATCCCTGGGCGACGGCTACGAAGAACCCCCCGTCCTGGGCCCCTTCGAGGGCAGCCCCAACTTCGGACACGGCCCGACCGACACCGCCTCCGACATCTACGAAGAACCCGCCGTCCTGGACTACTTCGAGGACAGCCCCAACTACGGGCGCCTCCTGCCCGGCTACCGGCCCCTCCTGGACGCCAAGGGCAACCACAAGCGGCGCCCGTCCCGGTCCAAGGTCGTCCCCGAGCCCCGCCCGGAATACCTCCAGCACTGGGACACGATCATCTGCGACGAAGCCCAGTTGCTGAAAGGCCGCAAGACAAGCTGGGTCGACGCCCTGCGGATCCTCTCCCGGATGACCGACCGCCTCTGGCTGGCCTCCGGCACCCCGATCTCCAACTTCGCCCCCGAACTGTTCGCCCCGCTCCAGCTCCTGTACCCGCACCTGTGCGGCAACGGCCAGAAGTTCGGCAGCTACTGGCGGTGGATCGGCCAGTGGTTCCACGTCGGAGAGTCCAAGCACGGCGGAGAGCACGCCAAGGTCGTCGGGGACCTGCTGCACTGCTACCCGGA